AAGGTTCAGATTATAATTACAATTATAGTCAAGAGATTATCCCGGTTAATGAATTTATAAACGAAAGAATATAGTTATGGGTTTTTTTATAAATAAAATTGAATCTGATGGTGAAAGTGATTATCTTGGTTCTCTAACAATGTACTCCTGTGCTGATAATGGAGCTTTCAATTGTAAAGTTTCAAAAGAACTAGATGAATTAGCTGATAATGAAGAATCAATAATAGCTATAGTTGATGAAACGGGTATTAATAATTTTCTTACTGTACTTAAAAGTGGTAGTTGTTATGGTAGGGATGTCAATAAGTTAATCAAAATAGTTGAAGAAAAATATATGGCTGGTTTTATAATTCGTTATTAAATAAAAGAATATAATTATGAGTGATAATAAAATAGATATAACTGATTTTACTAAAGATGAACTTAGTATTATTACTGAGGCTTTAACACATTTACATATGTTAAATGTAGAATATTTAAAATGGAAAAAAGATGAATATTCTCAAAAAATGATACCAAAGCATATAAAAGATATTTTAAAGGTAATGTATAAAGCACATAAATTATATACAAGTATTTAGCATTAAAAACTACTTTTACTAGATTATAACATATTTATAATAAAAGAATATGTTATGGTAATTTATAAAACAATTAATTTAATCAATGGTAAGTTTTATATTGGTAAAGATGCTAAAAATAACCCTAAATATTTGGGTTCTGGTGAAATACTAAAAAGAGCTATTAAAAAATACGGGAAAGAGAATTTTAAAAAGGAAATCGTTGAAGAATGTAAAGACCTTAAAGAATTAAGTGAAAGGGAGAGGTATTGGATTAAACAATTAGATGCTAGAAATAAAAAAATCGCTTATAATATAGGCCAAGGTGGTGATGGTGGTGATAATTTTGCTGGTCACCCAAATATGGTTGAAATAAGATATAAAATTAGTCAAAGTCAGTTAGGTAAGGTTCCTTGGAACAAAGGATTAAAAGATATATATTCTGAAGACACTAAAAATAAAATGAGTGAAGCTAGAATAGGTTTAACTGGTGAAACTAGTAGTAATTTTAAAGTTATTGATAAACATGAATTAAAAGAACAATTAGAAATTAAAAATATCTCACAAACAGCTAAATATTTTACAGTGAGTATTTCTTGTATTAGGAGAAAAATTAAGAATTATAATTTGGAATATATAAAAAAAAGTGGTAACTTTGAAAAACCATTACCTAATGATGTTATAAATAAGATAATTAAATTAAGAAAACAGAAGAGTACTGTTGAAGAAATATCAGATAAAGTAAACATTTGTATACATAAGATTAGAAAAATTTTGAAAGAATTAAATATATCAACTAAAAGAATACGATAAGGGGTGGTAATTGTTTAAAAAATACGTTCACAAGACGTTACACAAGAGAAGAATTTGATAGCGTATCAAAAGAGATTATAGATACACTACTTATTAATGTTGAAGCAGCATCAGTTCCTTTGTTCTTTAAGAATAAGGAAACCTTTGGTGATATAGATATTATCTGTAACCTTGGTGAAAAATTTAATATGGATGTTGATGAATACATTCATGCGACATTCGAACCAAACGAGATTTTCCATAACGGTAACTGCTGGTCATTTGACTATAAAGAGGTACAGGTTGATTTAATCACTGTATCAGCAAAACACTATTACACCAACCAAATGTATCTTTCTTATAACGATTTAGGTAACTTCATCGGTAGGATTGCGCAGAACTTTGGTTTGAAGTATGGTCAAGAAGGTTTATGGTACAAACATAAATTCAAAGGTTCATATATCGGTACCATTCCGGTATCAATGGATTACGCAAAAATATATTCTTTCTTTGACTTAGATTTCTCTGGATGGGAAGAAGGTTTCAATGAATTAGAAGACATCTTCAAGTTCGTATACAAATCTAAGTACTTCAGTGGGGAAAAATTCCAGATGGACCAACTCAATAAGATAAACCGTGATAGGAACGCCAAAAGAGCGTCTTACACGTCACTTCTAGATTGGATTGATGTGCAACCGGAAAAGAGGTATGAATTCGCTGAGAAGGACGCTTATGTGCTTCAAATTGAGGATGCATTCCCGGAGTCAAATCTTATTGAAGAAATAAGAAGGTTAGAATACGAACACTGTAAAAAACTTTACATTAAATCTAAATTCAGTGGTAAACATATTATGGAAACATATAATATCCAAGGTAAGGAACTTGGTATTGCAATCACAGAGTTTAAAGAGTTTATTGAAAGTTTTTACCGTTGGGATTTTGAAACATTCATTTTGGATGCTCAAAAAGCTGATATTTTCGGACACTTTGAAAATTATCTAAAACACAGGTAGCTTAAAGACCCTTACTATTTATAGTAGGGGTTTTCTTTTAATAACATAGTTATCATTCCATCAAATTTTTCACACCTCTCAGTAAATTCAAATACTTGTTTAGGCTCCAGAGAGAACCATTCACCTTTTTTATGTTTAGTACCATAATAACGATGTAACATTGTTTCTACTTTATGGTAGTTATCAGATTCAAACTTATTTAATTCTATAATCTCTTCAGGATTCCCGGTTTGCAACTGTTTTATACGTTTAGTAATATTTTCATGTTTGGTAACACCTATCTTATATCTCTCTTCACCATCCCAACAATTAAGTAAATATATATATCCCATACATATAAATATAATCAATTTTTAATATAAGTCAAATTTAAAATCAAAAATAATTTCACTGTAAATCAAGTACTTAAGTAAATTATTATAAATAAATTGAAAAAAAACTTGCACAGTTGTTTATTTTTATGTATCTTTGCTTATATTTATTAAAACAATCAGGGTAAAACCCATTAAAAGATTTATTATTATGAAAACATTAATTAACATACTCGCCTTTATAGATTGCCTAGCAGTCTTATTTGATGCATTAGACGCATTGAAAGAGTCGGACTATGTTAATGTCTCGTGTGTTACCCACACTTAATTCAAAAAGAATTAAATTAACAAAGCCATCCGACTCTCCCAAGATTCGGATTTTTTTTGTTATAAACTTTTTTAACGTTCTTTAAAATATTGAAATATGTACTCGTGGTCCGAGTTGGTCGAAGGCGGTTGGCTGCAACCCTTCCAAAGCTGAAAGGCTTCATCGTAGGTTCGAATCCTACCGGGTACTCAATAAACTAAAATTTGCACAATAAACCAATAAGGTTTATTAAGCAAAAATAGGTTTATCGTGTTGAAAATAAGCACCTATAGCTCAGTGGTCAAGAGCACCTGTCTTACACACAGGAGGCGAATAGGATTCCGGTGGTTCGAATCCATCTAGGTGCACAAAAATATTCTAATTTGGGTAGTCACACTACCCTTAAAAGAATAAATTTAAAAAATAGTTCATTGACGTATTGGTTTATATGCCTCCCTGATGGAATTGGTTAGACGTGCCAGACTTAGAATCTGGTGTCCGTAAAGGGCGTGTGAGTTCGAATCTCACGGGGGGTACTTTTTATTAATAAAGTTACTTTTGTTATAATAAACCTTAATAGTTTATTGAACAAATTTAAGTTTATTATATTGATAATAAATTACTTGGCCGAGTGGTGAAATAGGTAAACGCACTGGACTTAAAATCCAGCGGTCCGTAAGGGCCTTACGGGTTCGATTCCCGTCTCGGCTACTGAGATGTCGCCAAAAGTATGATAATTTTGTACTTTTGGCACTAACTCAAATAATCTATACCTAGCCAAATGTAGGTGTTAAAGTATACATTTGGCTAACAATAGGTGTTCCAAATGGATGTCTAAATTGATAATTTGGAATACCTTAATCGGAAAATATCCGATTATAAGGCTAAGTGGTGGAATGGTATACACGTCAGATTAAGAATCTGATGCTTTCAAAGGCTTGTGGGTTCGACTCCCACCTTGGTCACAAAATATTAAAATGCTCTCATGGTGGAAATGGCGATACACGACAGGTTTAAGCCCTGTTGCCCTTTGAGGATTGTGGGTTCGAGTCCACTGGGAGCACAAAATATAAGGAGCTATAGCTGAGGGGTTTAGCACCGGGGTGAAGTCCCGGTTACGTTGGGTCAACTCCAACTAGTTCCACAAATGAAGGTCAAAAACCCCTCTAATATTGGGGTATTGTTTACCTTAAAATATGTAGCCGTAGCTCAGTTGGTAGAGCACTAGATTGAAGCTCTAGGTGTCATTGGTTCGACTCCAATCGGTTACACAAAATTTGGCTGGTGTGGTGTAATGGTAGCATTTATCTCTGTCACAGATAAGGTTGGAGTTCGAATCTCCCATCAGCCGCCCTTGACTTTTTTGTACTTTTAGCTATATTTATAGTAAAACATATAGATATGGCTAGAAAACAAAAAAATATACATTACATATATAAAACAACATGTAATCTAACAAAGAGATACTACATAGGTATGCATAGTACAGATAACCTAGAAGATGGTTATTTAGGTAGTGGTAAACGATTAAGACGTTCAATTAGAAAATATGGTGAGGAAAACCATAGTAAAGAAATATTGGAGTTCTATGAAGATAGAGAATTATTGGTTGAAGCTGAAAAGAATATTATCACACCAGAAATGATAGATAATAGTGATTGTATGAATTTAATGGGTGGTGGAACAGGTGGTTTTATCAGTGAAGAACAACAGAGGTATCGTTCTATGTGTGGTGGT